GAAACGGTGAGAGTTTTCAGGCAAGTAGGGAGGCAAGAGGCAGGCGGGGCGCCAGGAGGGTGCTAGTTTCGGGGCAGGATGTGAGAGCTTGCCGGGCGTGACCGGCTGAGGGCCGCCGAAGGGACCCGCGGGCGTGAAGGCGCGGGACCGGAGGCGGCCCTTTGTGTGTGGCGAGGACTACCGAATGAGAGAGACAAGGAAGGCGGCGAGCGGGGGAGAGGTCAACGGGGATGAGGGAAAGAGGAGGCGAGGCCGGAGGAAAGTAGACAAGGCGGCGCTGGTGGAGCAGGTGATTCTGAGCCTGGAGAAGCGGCTGAAGAACGAAGAACTGAAAGCGACGGTGGGGGATTTCATCCGGCTGATGCAGTTGGAGAAGGAGCTGGAAGAGGAGGCGCCGAAGGAGATCAGGGTGAGATGGATCGAGCCGGAGGAGGCGAGCGAGAGCGAGCCATAGCGTACGCGCCACTGCCTTCGCAGGCCCGGTTCCATCGCTCGACGGCGCGATTCAAAGGGTTCTCCGGCCCGATCGGGTCCGGGAAGAGCCAAGCGCTGTGCCAGGAGGCGATCAAGCTGAGTTACTTGAACCCGGGGCGGCTGGGGCTGCTAGGTGCGCCGACCTACCCGATGTTGCGCGACGCGACGCAGACGACGCTGTTGGAGATTCTGGGCCGGAACCGGATACCGTACGAGCTGAACAAGGCGGAGAACATTCTGACGCTGAAGGATACGGGTTCGAGGGTGCTGTTCCGGCCGGTGGAGGAGTTCGAGCGGCTGCGAGGAACGAACCTGGCGTGGTTCGGACTGGACGAGCTGACGTACACGCAGGAGGAAGCGTGGGTGGTGCTGGAGGGGCGGCTGCGGGATCCGCAGGCGGGTCGGCTGTGCGGTTTTGGAGTGTGGACGCCGAAGGGGTACGACTGGGTGTACCGGCGATTCGTGTCGGATCCGGTGGAAGGCTATGAAGTAGTGATCGCCCAGCCGTTCGAGAACCGATACTTACTGGCGCGGGTACCGGATTTCTACGAGAGACTGAAGCGGAGTTACGATCCGAAGTTCTATCAGCAGGAGGTATTGGGGGAATACGTCAACATCCACGGGGGCCTGGTGTACCACGGATTCCGGCGGACGGAGCACGTGAGGGAGGTCGGGGTGCGGCAGGGGCTGAGGCTGCTGTGGGCGCTGGACTTCAACGTGGATCCGATGTGCTCGGTGGTGGCGCAGATCGAGGGGGAAACGGTGTATGTGGTGGATGAGATCGTGCTCAGTCGGGCGACGACGGAGGAGGCATGCGAAGAGTTCAGCGCGCGCTTTCCGCGGCACGAGGGAGGGATCGGGATTTACGGGGACGCGTCGGGGAGCTACCTGAAGACGAGCGGGTGGAGCGACTACCAGGTAATCCGGGAGTACTTTCGGCGGGCGGGGTACCAAGGCGTCAGCTACCACGTTCCGAGGACGAACCCGCCGGTGAGGGAGAGGGTAGCGCTGGTGAACGCGAAGCTGAAGAGCGCGTCGGGAGAGAAGCATTTATACATTGACCGAAAATGCCGGGAGTTGATTAAGGATCTGGAAGAGGTGAGTTACAAAGCGGACAGCACGGTGATTGACAAGGAGAAGGATCCGCGGCGGACGCACTTGTCGGACGCGCTGGGGTACCTGATCTGGCAGGAGTGCCGCCCGGGACGGGAGGCCGGGGAGCGGAGCGAGAGGCTGCTGTGAGGGGCAGGGGCACGGGCGAGCGGGAGGAAGAAGCATGAGGGACGTGGAGAAGGAGCATCCGGAGTACCAGGCGCGGCGGGCGATGTGGCAGACGTACCGGGACCTGTACGCGGGAGGGGAGCAACTGAAACAGCGGGCCGGGGCGTACCTGACGCCGCGGCAGAAGGAGCCGCTGGGAGTGTACCAGGAGCGGCTGGCGCGGGTATTCTACGAGAACTACATCGGCTCGATCATTGACTGGTACGCGGCGACGCTGTTCCGGCGGGAGCCGATCCTGAGCGTGGAAGGGGAGGACGAGAGGGGCAAGGCGTTTTTCCAGGAATTCGCGGAGGACTGCGACCGGCGGGGGACGGGGCTGAGCGACTTTTTCCGGAGGTTGCTGGTGGATGCGCTGGTGGCGGGAGCGGGGCTGGCGGCGGTGGACTTTCCGCGGTGGGAGGGGCGAGCGGCGCACCGGGGAGAAGAGGAGGCGCTGGGGCTGTCGCGGGCGTATCTGGTGAGGTACGCGGCGGAGGATCTGATCAACTGGAGTTACGACGAGGCGGGGAACTACGAGTGGGTGGTATTGCGGACGACGAATCTGAAGCAGAGGAGGCCGGGGGAAGGGGATTGGCACCGGGAGACGCAGTGGATCTACTACGACAAGGAGAGCTACGAGATCCAGCGTGCGGTGGAGGGGGAAGGAAAGCGGGGGAAGCGAGAGCTGGTGGCGGAGGGCCGGCACGGTTTGTGGAGGCTGGGGCAGACGCCGCTGTTCGAGTTGAAGGTAAGCGAGGGGCTGTGGCTGATGAACAAGGCGGCGCTGTTGCAGTTAGAGCATTTCAACAAGTCGAATGCGCTGTCGTGGGCGCTGACGATGGGGCTGTTTGCGATGCCGGTGGTGTACTCGGAACGGGATTTCAAGCAGGTGGTAGGGGAGTCTTACTACATCCAGTTGGGACCGGAGGACCGTTTCGGATGGACGGAGCCGGAGGGGAAAGTGTACCAGATTGCGATGGACAATCTGATCCGGCTGAAGGACGAGATTTACCGGGTGTGCTATCTGATGGCGCAGGCCGGGGGAGGACTGACGGTGACGGCGCCGCAGTCCGGGCTGAGCAAGCAGCGTGACTTCAGCATCACGCAGGAAGTGTTGAGGGCATACGGGGATGCGGTGAAGGACGTGCTGAAGCGTGTGCTGCGGGCGGTGGCGGAAGCCCGGCAGGACGAGGTGCGGATCGGGGTGTCAGGGCTGGACGAGTTCGACATCGGGGATTTTGCGGGGGAGCTGGAGGAGGCGGAGCGGCTGCTGAATCTGGGGATCGGATCGAAGACGCTGAGGAAGCAGGTCTTCCGGAAGCTGGCGTTCAAGTATCTGTGCGACGTGAGGCAGGAGATCAAAGACCGCATCGCGGAGGAGATCGAGGAGGCGGAGGGGGCCTAGGGGGGAGGGTTCGAAGAAAGCAGAGTGAGGGGACAAAGAGAGATGGAGGAAATCAGGAAGGAAACGATCGAGCCGAGGGAGGCGGAAGAGAGGAAGGCGATCATCCGGGAGGTGATCGAGGAGTTTCTGAAGAGGGAGCAGAGCAAGAGGGAACCGGCCTACCAGGCGGAACTGGTGGAGGAGAGGAAGAAGCGGGAGGCGCTGGAGCGGAAGCTGAACGAGCTGGTGGAGGAGAACAAGCGGCAGCGGCAATTGAGGGAGGAGGCGGAGAGGAGCGCGGCGATCCGTGCGGAGTTGCAGCGGCTGGGTGTGTCGAAGGTGGATCTGGCGTTCCGAGCGGTGAAGGAGGACATTTACCGGACGGAGGACGGGCGGCTGGCGGCGCGAGGGGAGCAAGGCGAGGTGAGCCTGAAGGAGTATCTGACGCGGTTCGTGCAAGAGAACCCGGAGTTTCTGCCGGCGCGGATCAGCGGGGGTTCGGGGACGGCGGGGGCGCAGCGCGTGGTGACGCCGGCGAGCGGGGGTGTGGAACTGGAGAAGATCCGGCCGGGGATGAGCCGGGAGGAAGCGGAGAAGGCGCGCGAGGAGATTGTGCGAATCGCGGCGCAGATGCTGGGCGGACGTTAGAGTGAGGGGCGAGTCGAGGGGTTGACCGCGGGGCCCGTGGGGGGTCCGGCGGGGAATTCAACGCAAGGAGAGCAGATGCCTGCAATCACATCGCAGAACGTGGCGAACGCGATTGTCAAGCTGGTGGCGGTGGATGCGCTGCCGACGCTGATAGGGAACCTTGTCATGGGGAACCTGGTCAATCGCGATTTTGAACCGAGCCTGGCGCAAGCCGGGGACACGGTGAACGTACCGATCCCGCCGACGCTGGTGGCGAACAACCTGGCGGAAGGGGGCACGGTGCAAACGCAGAATCCGAGCCTGGGGAACGCGCAGATCGTGCTGAACACGCACGCGGAGGCGACGTTTCAGGTGCCGGACGTGACGAAGGTGCTGGCGGTGCCGGACCTGCTGAAGCTGTACATGCAGCCGGCGATGGCGGCGCTGGCGGAGAAGATCGAGACGGACCTGTTGAACCTGTACGGGCAGTTGACGGCGAACCCGCCGGTGGGGACGCCGGGGACGCCGATCACGGAGGCGGTGGTGGACGCGGCCGAGACGGCGCTGTTCGAGGCGCGGGTGCCGGCGAGCGAGCCGAAGTACCTGGTGGTGGACGCGGCGACGTACTCGCAGTTGCGGCAGATCCCGCGGTTCAGCGAGTACCAGACGGCCGGAGAGGCGGGCCTGCGTGCGCTGGTGGACGGGACGGTGGGGAAGATCAAGGACTTCTACGTGTTCCGTTCGCAGTTTGTGGCGAAGACGGGGAGTTCGCCTGTGACGACGCACAACATTGCGTTTGCGCGGAGTGCGTTCGGGCTGGTGACGAGGCGGCTGCCGCAGCCGCTGCCGGGGACGGGAGCGATCGCGGAGTACGCAGAGCTGGGCAACTTCGGGATGCGGATCGTGATGAGCTACCAACCGAACACGCTGGCGCAGCAGTTCACGGTGGACGTGCTGTACGGGGTGGCGGTGTTGCGGAACAACTTCGGCGTGCAGGTGAACAGCTAAAGCAGGAGTGCGCGGGTTGTGGGCGGCGGCGCTTCACAACCCGCGTGCGAGAAGCAGGAGGGGACGGATGGACTTGAAGGTGTTCTACCGGAAGGTGCGAGAGACGGAAGCGGGGATCGCGGAGGCGTACCCGGTGGTGGTGAGCGAGGAGACGCCGGACGGAGGGCGAGCGGGGGTCAGGAGCGAGGTGAGCCGGGAAGTGGCGGCGCGGATGATCGTGGAGGGGCGAGCGCGTCTGGCGACGGCGGAGGAGGCGGCGGAGTTCCGGGAACAGGCCCTGGAGGCGAAGAGGCAGGCGGAGGCGCAAGCGGCGGCGAGCCGAGTGCAACTGACGGTAGTCTCGGAGGCGGAGCTGCGGGCGCTGAAGAACGCGTTGCGGCCGGCGAAGGGGTGAGGAGCGAGGGGGATGGCGCTATTCACGGACGGGTTGCTGACGACGATGGAGGGGCTGCTGGCTTACGAGTCGTCGCTTTTGGAGACGGCGCGCACGGAGGGGATTGACCTGGGCGTGAAACTGAGGCTGGCGCAAGAGGAGCTGGGGCTGGAGCTGCGGAGGTTTCTGGTGCAGCAGGGGGCGGCGAGGCTGGGGTTGAAGAACGTGGTGGTGAACGATGGGCTGAGGAAGTGGCACACGTTCCGGACGCTGGCGCTGACGTATCGGGACGCCTACAACAGCCAGTTGAACGACCGGTATCTGGCGAAGTGGAAGGA